ATGCGTCGACGCGAGCTGTGATGCCACCACCGCGAGGAGCTGTCCGATCACGCTCTCGCCGGAGGTGTCGACCTCCGGCCCGAAGGCCGCGGACGCGCGGAGCGCCGCGACCATGTCGGCCGCGAATTCGTCGGCGGATTTCGCGACCCAGCCGGTGGGCTCCAGCCCGCTCATGCGCCCTCAAGGAAGACGTTGTCGGACAGCGCGATGCCGGTGTCCGTGGTCACAGCGAAGTCGACGCTTGCGATGCGCGTCGCTCGGTCCAGCGCGAAGGCGAAGCTGTCGACGCGCCCGACGCCGGGACACGTCGCCACGGCGCGCCGAAGGACAGTCTCCGCCAGCGCCACGGACGCCTCTCCCTTGGAGCCAAGCCAGCGTCGGAAGGGGATTCCGACGCGGGTATCAAGCGCATAGTCGCCGCGCCAGAGACGGAGCCGCACGCGGAGGCGCTGCGCCACGGACTCGCCGTCCTCCTCCGTGGTGAGGCGGGCGCGCCCGGCGGAGAGCTCGAGGTCACCGTCGGAGTCCAGAGCGAGGTCACGCACGGGGCGAGGGTGCGGGACCGCGCGCGCGGCCCGCAAGGGGCGCTTGGCACGCAATGCCGCCACGACCTCGCTCCGACCTCGCTCCGACCTCGCTCCGACCTCACGTCGCGCGGACGCGCGAGGCCCCGACCGCGTTCGAGCCGGTGATCACCGGCACCGGGACCGCCGTCGCTCCGCCGCCGGGAGGAGCGACGTGCGTGTGGGTATTGAAGGCCGTCACGATCGCCGTGAGGCGGGCCTCCACGAGCGTCGCTAGGGCCACGAGCGAGGACGCGGCGGAGTCTCCCAGGTGGACGGTGCCGTCCGCGGCCACGCGCACCCGCACGGAGCCTCCGACGGAGACCTCCACGTCGCCGGTGGAGCGGATCACGACCCGCGGGCCGGAGCTCGAGGAGCTCCCGAGCACGGCCGCGGCGGAGCCGGAGGCCGCGGCCTCGAGGGGCGCGCCGCGCCGGTGGAGGCCCGGCAGGAAGACGGCGTGGGAGAGGTGGTGGCGCTGGAGGAGGACGGGGTCGACCACGGACCCGTCTCCCACTCTCCACGTCGCGAGGTCTCCGTCGCAGCACACGAGGAGGCCGGTGTCGCCGGGAGCGAGTGCGAGCGAGAGCCCCCACGCGCCGACGCGCGGCCACAGCACCGGGACGCTCGGACACACCGGGTCCGCCTCAAAGTCATGCGTGCCGTCGGCGAGCGGCACCGGCCGTCGAAGGAGCGGGACCACGTCAGCCACCTGGAGCGCGGCATCATAGGCCTGCACGCGCGCGGGGAGCGCAACGTCGAAGTCCAGGAGGAGGGCTTCCGTGCGCGCGTCCAAAACGTCCACAAGGTCGGGGTCAACGGGTCGCTCGCTCATGGTCACGCTCGAGGAGGTCGAAGGGTTAGGTTCGCGTACCAATCGTCCCCGCGGGTGTCGCCCGTGCACTCCACCTCCTCGACTCGAAACGTCCCGGTCACGACCTCCGAGCGGAGCGACACGAGCCGCCCCGGCACAAGGTCCGGGAGGAGGAGCGCGCGGGCCTTGACGGTGCCTCCCTTGCCCTTTTCGGGCGACTCCACGAGCCCGGTGTCAGGCGAGAGCTCCACGGCCACGCGGGAGAGCGCGCGGCCCACGGCGAGGAGCTGGAGGACGCCATCTTGGACGGACCACGAGAGGCCCGCGGAGGAGCAAAGGCGAGTCAATTCGTCCGCGGCCTTGCCTCGCACGACCGCCCCCTCCGGGAGCACGGCGGAGGTGAGCGCCGCGGCCCCGGCCGCGTTGCCGAGTCCAAGCCCCATTGAGGCCGCGAGAGAGCGCACCGCGTCCGCCAGGAGGGTGCCCGGAGCGAAGGCTGTCGACGCGCGAGCGGTGCGAATCGCGTGCTCTCCGTCGCCCGCGGTGATCGTGGTGATCCAATCGGAGCCGTCGCGGGAGACTTCGACCTTGCGCGCGTCGCCGCGAAAGAGGAGCGGCGGCGGGTCATAGCCCGCGGAGAGCTGAACGATGGGCCGACGCTCGGAGAGGAGCGCGGCCCGGTGCGGCGCGCTAAGGTTGAAAACCTTGATCTTCGCCTCGCCCGGCCGCGCTCGGAGCGTCCGCTTGACTGTGAATTCCAAGTCGAGGTCCGAGACCTCGAGGTCTCCAACCTGAACCCGCCAGCGTCGGCCGAAGACCGTCACCCCAGCTCCTCCGGCTCGAGATAGACCAGCGCGAAGCGACCGCCAAGGTCGCTCCACGCTGGGTCCGCATCGTTGAGGCCCGACACGTCCAGCGCGAGGAGCTCTCCGGGAGGACGGCGCGGGTCCGCCACGCGCTCGAGGAGCCGGACGCCGCACACGAGCGCGAGGCCCGACACGATCGGCGCTCCGTCCGCATCGGAGAGCGTGAGGGACCACGTGCCCGCGCGCTGTGACCAGCGGAATCGGAGGAGGTAGTCCGAGCCTCCGAGCGCGGTGCGCTGTGTCCAGTCCGACTCGCCGTCGGGCACGCACGGAATTTCTGTCACGGGAGGAGGCTCCTCGCGCCGTCCAGCGCGCGTGCGAGTGCGGACCGGCGCTCGGAGGTCTGTCCGGCGGACTGTGCTCCGCGCTGTGCCTGGCGCTGGCCACGGCGCTGCGCCGGGACTGGCACCTCCACGCGGCGCACGGACACCAGGCGCACGCGCCGGAGCTCGAGGGTGACTCCGACGGCATCGCCGATCGCGGCGCTCCGATCGGCCCGATAGCGCGTCACCACGAGGTCTGACACGTCCGGCCGGAGCCCCGTCGACAGAGTGGCAAGAGCGCCGGACACCACGAGGTCGCGGAGGAGCGTGTCGACCGTGCGCACGCGCTCCCAGGGTGTCTCCCATCCCCACACGGACGCGCCCGCGCCGGTGCGAAGGCCGACGGAGCGGGTGGAGGCCCTCGAGGGAGCGGAGCCGTCATCGATGACCGGCGTCTGCGACACGGTCCCCTCGAGGGTGAAGGCGTCGTGACCCGGGCGCACGTGGTCCGAGATGGCCGCGCCGCGCTCGACCGCGTGCTCCGTCGGCTCCGCGGTTATTTCGTGCGCTTGCGTCGTGCACGCATCCAGCGTGACCGCCACGATCCGTCCGCCGGTCTCCCAGGTGAGAGTGGTCGCCACGTCAGTCCTCCTCCCTCACGGGATGCGCGGCGTCATGCGCCGCGCGCTCCCTCTCTCGGAGCTGCCTCGCGGCCGCACGCGCGGTGGCCTCCGGGTCGCCGGAGCCATTGATCGTGATGGGGGCGTTGACCGTTGTGCGCGACGTGGTCGCGACGGTGCGCGTCGCCGGAGTCGACACGGACACCACGCGCTCCGGGGCCATCGCTGCGTTTTGACCGCCGAAGACGTTGCGGTATTCAGCCGCAATCCCCTCGAAAAATCCCTCTTGCGCCGCTGGAGTCGCGGGAGGAGGACGCACGGCCGCGACGGTCCCGGGCGCGGCCTCCGCGCCCACCGTCACCTCTCCGCCGACCACGGCGCGGACGGCGTCGGCCACGCGCTGGAGGCGCGAGAGGATGGGCCCCACATAGGTCTGGAAAGCCGCCGCTCCACTCTCCCACACGTCGACGAATTCATCCCGCATGGCGCGGAGCCCCGCGAGCGACCCGGTCGTGAATTCGTTGATCTCGCGTGCGAGGTCTCGCACGCCCACAACGCTCTCCGAGATCACGAGTTGAAGGCCCTCGAAGGCAAGTTTGAGCTCCACGACGAGGGCTTGCGAGGTGCCAAGCCCGAAGGTCGAATCCAAGAAGCGGCCGATCGCAGAATCACCGCCGTTGAACAGGGTGATGAGATCGTCCATCACGAGGACGATCGCGCCGATAGCCAGAGCCACCTTGGCGAAGGGGAGGAGGACGGGAAGCCACGCGCGGAGCATTCGCGCGGCCGTGACGGTCGCGGCGACTCCGAGTGCGGAGAGCGCCAGCTCTACCACGTGCGTCCCGCGCGCGAGTCGCACGAGCGCCACGGAGACCTCCGTCACGCGCGTCACGAAGGCCGTGAGCATCGGGAGGAGCGCGGTCGCGAGGACGGAGCGAAGAGAGTCCAGCGCAACCGCGTTGCGGTCGGTGGCCGCCCCGTATTCGCCCGCGGCCGCGATCGCCTCCGGGAGCATTCCTCCGCCGAGTGTGTCCAGCTCCGCGCGGAGCGCGGCCACACCACCCTCGCCCTCGTGGAGAACGTTCGCGAGGCGGGCTCCGGAGCGGCCGAAGAGGTCAACGGCAATCTGGCTCCTCCGCGCGGGGTCTTCGACGGAACCGAGCCCCGCCGCGACCGCGTCGAAGAGTTCCGAAAGCGGGCGGACCTGGCCATCCGCGCCGCGCGCCTGGACTCCGATCGCGCGGAGGGTCTCCGCTTGCCGTCCGCCCGTCGCCGCGGCGTCGGCCACCGTCTGTTGGAATCGCTGTAGCGCCCCGTCCGCTTGCTCCGTGGAGAGGCCCGCGCTTACCGCCGCGAAGCGCATTTCCTGGAGCGCGCGCGTCGTTGTTCCAAGGGCACCGGCGGTGTCCTCGAGTCTCCCGGCCTGCTCTTCGAAGGCGTTGGCGAATTCGCGGATCGCGCCGACGATCGCGTTGCCTGCGATCACCTGCGCGAGTTGCCGGACGCCAGCGATCACGCCCTGGACGGATTGCGCACCTTTCTGAAGCTGCGCATCGTCGAATTCGATCCCGAACTCCGCGAACACCTCGCGCAACGCGTCAGCCACGGCTCACCTCGCGCATCGATCGCTCCTCCGCCTCCTCGAGCGCATCCAGAATCTCGTTGGCGGTCACGACGTCATCAATCGACCACTCTCCGAGGATTGTGGCCAGCGGGTCCGAGTAGCGCCGCGACACCGCGACGCGGTGCACGAGCCAGGGGACGTGCGCCGGGATGCGCACGGTCACGCCGCGGGAGGGGCGGCGCGACCGAGACGCGCCGCCAGCGCGGCGACGAAAGGGCCAAAATTGACCTCCAGCGCGAAGCGGAGCCAGTCCACAAGCGCCAAGTAGTCACCCGCGAAGTGGACGTCGAAGACTTCCGAGAGCTGCGCGGGCGCGCGCCCGCCGGGCTGCGAGACCTCCGTGGTGGCCGCAAGCTGTCGCGCGACCTCCACGATTTCGTCCGGCGACACGCGCTCGAGGAGCCCCGCGAGAGCACGCCCGATCGCTCCTCCTCCTCCGCCCTCGAGGAGCCCGGCCACGCCGGGGCCCGCCATGCGAGCGAGTCGCGCCATGAGCGCGAGGCCCGCGCCCGCGGGGAGCGGGCGCACGGAGTAGACCCATGCGCCGACCGTGATCCGCTGCGGCTCTCTCACGCGCCCGCGACCTCATCGATGACCGTGAACTCGCCCAGCTCGAGCTCCCACTCGCGCTCCGCGGCCTCGCGCCCGTAGCCCTCATTCGGGGCCTTGCGGATCCATGCCTTCTCCGCTTCGAAGCGGAGCCCGTTGAGGCGGTCGCGGGCCTGGAAGGCTGCGACGCCCGCGCCGTTGGGCGCGGCGAGGTCGAGCGCGCGGAGCGCGTGGAGGTCGCGGTGCGCTTGCGAGGTCTGCATGACCGTGAGCTTGACCACGGCCCCGCGGTTGTTGCTCCGCGAGCGAGTCACCTCGCCGTCCGCTCCGCGCTGGGTCGTGAAGTCCTCCGCCAGCGGCTCGAGGCTGAAGAACACCGCCGCGCCGCGGCCGGAGTTGATGGTGACGCTCCCAAGCGACACGGAAAACTCGTTGCTGTCGTAGTTTCGCAGGGTCATGTCAGACGCTCACGGTGCCGGTGATGGTGGTGAGGTGGATCGCGCCCGCGAGGGTCGCGGTGAAGGTGACGCCGGTGAGGCTCCGAGCGGCCTTGTCGGCCGACGAGACCGCGGAGGCCGCGGGCGTGGTGACCGCGAAGGTCGAATAGATCCCGTCGGTCGCGTCCGCGCGAAGAGCGCCGCGGAGAGCGTTGCCAACCGTATCGATGCCGTCATCGGTGAAAGGGACCTTGTTGCTCGAGCGGAGCACGGAGAGCACGGCGCTTTGCATCCGATCGAAGCTCCGATCAATGTCCCGGATAACATCGATCCACTCGCCCTCCGCGACCTTGCCGGGGAAGGTGTTTCCGCCGTCGCCGATCTCTGTGTAGTGGTTCGCGTTCTTCCCCTCGAGCGCGGCCTGTTGCGTCTCCGTGAGGCTCACCACCGTCACGCCCGCCAACTCTTTGTGCGCGAAGGTGATCGATCCGGGGTCCAGCGGGAGACACCGTCCGAGGAGCGCCGCCGCGAGCTGGCCCGTCGCGAGACCCAAGTGCGGGTAGGCCCACACGCTCGTGCGCGTGTAG